CTTACAAATACACTGTTTGCTGGCATTTAGATATCGGTTTTTATTTTAATATTATTAGCTTTTTATATAAATATGCGAAAGCGCCATAAAGAACCTTTCAATAATAAAAAACTTAAGAAATTGTTAAAGCGGTCAACTGAGCACCAATAGTTTGAACTGTTGATGCATTCCTAAGTCTTTCGGCAACAGGGTTTGAAGAAGTGGATATTTCTGTCAATAAGTCCTCAGCTAATGGCTGTGATAATACAGATGGTAAATTGGCCGTTAAACCACTTGTAACACCACTAATAATAGCGTTAGTGTCAACTGTTAACACATAACTACCTACAGTGTTATCCACGGGTACATTCAACGCTACAGATGCAGCAGGTGGTATTGCAGCAGTACCCGTCAGTGTGCCGTTGGCATAAGAAGTACCTGAACGAACATCAGATGCAGATGCTTGGCCTTGTGATGCTAATGAATTATAGATGGTAAAATTCGATGCTGTATCAGGGAATTGAAAATACCCATTAGGTTGCATTAACACTCTTGTCATTACATCGCATATCATCTGTCCACCAGTGCAAATCGCATTGGTTACGTGGTATATGCTGCTAGTGTTACCTCGCAACGCAACCACATTGGTGTGTGATATAGCTGTGACAACAGTGATTATAGCACCTAAAGACGTTATTCCTGCGTGTGTTGAAGATGCTATTGCTCTTGCAACTATACAATTACCACCATTACCAGGATTGACACCGTTGTGTAAGCCAGGTGCATTAGTACTGGTCCCTCCAATACAGTCACCAACTACTTGACTTACACCACTACTTCTGTTGTAAATTGCCATTGAACCGTTCACTGAACCACCAGTAGCATTACCAACTATGTAGATTGTTCCTGTTGAGGTATTGTCAACTGCTGCGGCAAGAGCAGTGGTAATTGAACCAAATAAGTCACCCACAATAGTTTTGAATGCGGTTCCATTGTAGCTCACGCAAGACACAGTTCCACCGTAAATGTCGGCAGTGATTGTGTTTGCTGCACCGATAGGAAATGAGCCACCAGCAGCTACACCTAACGCGGTTCTGTTGATGAGTTTATCGGCAACGATGTCATAATCTAAAGTGACGGTAAAACCGTTTGGGTAAACTTCATCTACTACGGTAGGAAGAACTGATGCAGCAGTCCAAGTTGAACCGCTATTTGTACTAACCTCCCACCTTGCAAGGTCAGAAGCTACTCCTGTCGATATTGCTCTGTACCAAGCCATTATAGTGTAGGTATTTGATTAGGGTTTAACTCCAATTGAAGTTTTATTCCGTCAACATATGTTAAGAGTTCAGCCTCGGTATCATAGATTGCTAGCTTCTTAGCAACTTCAGCACCGTCACTACTTTGATAAATGCGAAGGTTTAACCCCCATTTACTACCACCAACCTCAGCATATGCGTATGTCATTGTATATGTTTCCATTTTTTATGTCGATTTATTATAATTATTATGAGTATGGTAAAATATATCTATTATCCCAAGACCCAGTACTTGTACCAGATGATGCCGTTCCGTCACCGTTAATAGTTAATCGTGTAACGTTCCAAGTGGAGGCGCTTGTTGGTGTGCCGACCTCAGATATACCCATATAACTTATGCTGGTACCCGTTGCACCGCTGACCCAATCTGATAATACTTGATAATAAACACAAGTCTGTGCGGTGAACCCGACCATAGCTGGTAATTCGACAGGTTGACCATCACTATCATAATGCGTTACGTTAGGTAATGATAAATTAACTGTGGCTGGTAACGATACCGAATAAGTATTACCTGAATTTGAAATAGTTGAATTCTGTACAATATACTGTTCGTTACAAGGCACCGTAGATATAAAATTACCTATCGTATTCACCACTCTCACGTTACCTTGAACCGCGACAATTGGACCTCTGGTATTGACATTCTTCTCAGAGGTTCTGGCCTTAGCAGGGTCCGCACTTATTTCGGACATTACCATTGCGCGATTTATCGTCGGTATGACCTCAAAGTCATTCTCATCCAGAATATAACCCGCCAATAGCATTTCAAACGGTTGCACGTAGAATCTACGATTTTCAAAGTCGTCAATATTGGACTCGTCACCAACGCTTTCCAATGTAACGGGCATTGGGTGACCATTTGGCCATATGTAATATTGTCTGGCGTTGAATGCGATTTGAATCTTCTCGTTATAAAGATTCAGGTCTGACATCTTATTGGTAAATAATCTTACCTCATACGTGATATCTACGGATGTCGGTTGTGGAACTTTATATAGGTCAACGCCAGTTCTGGCGCCATCGTTCGTTGGTACTTTGTAATAGGTGTATAGTGGTTTGCCTGGTATGTTATACAACCCAGCATAATTCGTACCGACCTGTACGTCAGGTTTTCTGACTATGGTTATAAACGGTAGCTTGATATTTTTATATTCATCGGTGAATTTCCAAGTCTTTGTGAATTCAGAATATCTCTGTATCGTTAAGAATATAACAGGCACTTCTTCACCATCGACCTCAATCTTAAGGTCTTGTTTTATGAAATCTATAAAAGTCGTATCTATATCCTTATAATGTACCCCTTTAGGTAGGAACGTATTTTTCTCTGACAAGAAATCAACCATCTCTTGTCTGCGCTCAAGACCAACTTTTGGGTTGACCAGCTTAATATCGTTACGGAAACCTTTGGGCAGAGCCATCTATTATTGTGAGTCAAATTCGCTGTAATCCACAGGTGCGCACACTATGGTTCTATATGCACCCTTATAACCGTAAATAGTGTGTTTGTTGTCGTAATTCTTTATTCCGTCATTGACCACACTGAAAAATCTTACTTCGGTCTCAGTTACAGGATAACCGATATAATCACCATAAGATATTTCGACATCCAGTTCTTGAAGATGAGCGTTGTAAACGCTGAATGAAAGCGTTCCGTCCTGAAGATCCCTTAAACTACCATTTCCGTTAAATGTCTTATTCTCTGGTTCCGCTATGAGTGGCATGACGGAAAGTTCAACTGGTGTTTTATATACAACTTCACCTTTTCTGGCCTCATTGTATATGTCGCTTGGTGTCAAATCTCTATCCACGCGATAAAGAACCACTTTAAAATGACCATCACCTTCAACAAACTCTCTTGACATCCTTATTTCTAGGTCAAAATCCCTACCAGAAAAGAATTTGCTGGTTCTTGTGATTGGTACGATATTAGGTCTGCTCATAATATTGCTTTTTATAGTAAATATCGCAAGGTCTATTATGTTTCTATTGACTATTTAGTATTATTGACATATATTTATTATATGGCAATTAACTTATCTGACCTTAAAGGCGTTGGCGCGATAGATAAACTCAGTTCATATTCTGGGAAGAATCCTTATTTATCAGAACTGAAGGTTAAATTCATCGATAAGGGTAAATTGACCCTAACTCCCAACCAAGAAGCCTATATATTGGAGAACCATGATAAGGAACCGTTTAAGGTTGATAGAGTTGTTGGAATAAGTTCTTATTTAGGTACGGAATTCCAAACTAAGTATAACCTTAAATTCGTACCTGAAAGGATATATATCGGCTTCATATTGGCTGAGAATGAAAAAGCGTTTCATGTGTACGGAAAACTGACGCAGAAACAACCGTCTTATGAATTATATTGGTTACCTAAGACGCAAGTACTTGATGACCCATATTTTGAGTCTATTGATGTTAATGTTGATTTTCAAAAATATATCGATTTAGACATTTTAGGTAGAACCCCTTATCAACACCAAAAAGAAGGTGTTCAATTCCTATTAAGTCGAAAAAAATGTATATTGGCCGATGATATGGGATTAGGTAAAGGGGTGGTAATCAACACTTTAGCTATTACACCTACAGGGACTAAGAAATTTGGTGAGTTAAAAGTGGGTGATAGGATAATCGGGTCTAATGGTAAACCTTGTAATATTACAGGTGTTTATCCGCAGGGTGTTAAGGACACATATAAAGTGACTTTTAATGATGGTTACAGTATAACAACAGATGGTTCACATCTGTGGTCCGTATCATCGTGTAACTCTGGTGAAAATTCTAAAAACAGAGAAACTGCTTACGTTGTGATAAGCACTGAACAGATGTTGGATAAGGAGTTAGAGTTGATTAATGGTAATAATGAAAAATATAAACGTAAGTTTAAGACTTATTACAAGTGTAAAAATGGCGACTCCAAATGGCAGATACCGATAGTTAAACCAATTGAATTTGAAAATAATGACGATTTACCGATTGAACCTTATTTTTTGGGATTAGCTTTGGGCGATGGACATTTTAATAGTTCATCTACAATTATCTTCAATATGCATAAAGACGATGCGGATGAACTATTTATCGGTGTTGATATACACTCTATTAAAACGAAACTAAATAAAACTGAAATTACGGTTAAGACCTATCAAAATCAGATAAAACAACTAGGCTTAGCTCATAGTCGTTCTGATACTAAGTTTATTCCCGACATATATAAATATTCGAGTATCGAATCAAGATTGGCTATATTGCAAGGGTTAATGGATACAGATGGACATTGTATGAAATCTAAAAACGGTAATTTTATTGGTACCGAATATTGTACAGTTTCTGAAAGGTTGGCAGATGATGTTGCCGAAATTGTACATTCTTTAGGTGGTATAGTTAGAAAAAAAAGTAAAATAGGTAAATACAAGAAACCTGACGGAACTGTCGTAGTATGTAAAAAAGCGTATCGATTAAATATTAAATTACCCGAATCCTTCAATCCCTTTAGACTAAAAAGAAAAGCAGACAGATATAATATCCCTAAAAAATATAAAGTGGGCAGATACATTAAGAATATCGAACCAGTCGGTAAGGCCGAAACGGTATGTATCGCTGTTGACGCACCAGATAAATTATATGTAACAGAACATGGTATAGTGACACATAATACGACACAGTCTATTATAGCGGCTCTTGAGAGTGGAGCGAAAAAAATACTTATCATATGCCCGTCCTCAAACAAAATAAATTGGGAGCGTGAAATACATATGCTACAAGAATATGATACGTCAATAATATCAGGTCGAAAATGGAATCCAGCCAAGTTCACCATAATAAACTATGATATTCTAAAGAATTTCCATACGGCGGTTAAGAGAGGGGTTAAACCAGATGTGGTTTTAACCGATATGGTGGACAGTCAATTCGATCTGATGATTGTCGATGAGGCTCATTATCTTAAGAACCATGATTCGATACGAGGTATGATCGTTGCCGATTTGGTTAAAAAACTTAAAATGGAGTATGTTTGGTTATTAACAGGTACACCTGTTGCCAACAGGCCAAAAGACCTATATAACCTATTGAAGATTATTGACCACCCATTGGCAGATAATTGGCAGTTTTACGTTAAACGTTATTGTGACGGTAAAAAAATCACGCGTAAATTAAAATCTGGTCAAACCAAAACAATATGGTTGGTGGACGGTAGCTCTAATTTGGATGAGTTATCAGTACGTATTAAGAACGTATTTATGCGTCGTATGAAAAACGAGGTAATTGATATGCCAGATAAGATAATTGTACCGACACACCAAGAATTATCCGCTAGTGAATACATTGAATATGAAGGCTTATGGGAAGAATATCTAATCAAACGGGCCGAAGAAAAGAAAAGAGGTACACCAGACAGAGATTTGGTTGAACTAATTCTATTAAGGCAGTTCATAGCATTAAAAGCGGTTCCACACACCATTGAAATGGCGGAGGATATTATAGAAAATGGTGGAAAAGTTATAATATTCACGTCTTTCTCCGAAGAACTATTGACACTACAAGAACACTTTGGGAGAAGATGTGTGGCACATCATGGCTCCATGAACAGCAAAGATAAACAGAAATCAGTCGATGTTTTTCAGAACAATAGCGATATTAAGGTTTTTATTGGCAATATCATGTCAGCTGGGGTGGGTATAACACTAACTGCGGCTGACACGGTAATATTCAACTCATTTGATTGGGTGACAGGGAATAACGAACAAGCGGAGGATCGCGCTTACCGCATAGGGCAGAAAAACAACGTGACAGTATATTATCAACTTTTTCAAGACACAATTACAACCAGAATGTGGTATACATTAAAATATAAGAAAAGTGTCATTGATAAGATATTGGGGGTTAAAAATAAAGAAGAGGAAATTATAACAGAATTTATTGAATGTACAGATGAGTAACGCAGTTAGAATTTACACAATGAAAGGTTGTGGCTATTGTTCCGAGTTTAAAGAACTTATGACAAATGAAGGTATAACTTATAAGGAAATCGACATAGATGAACCTAGTAATAAATTAGAGTTCAACAAGTTGATGGAGGTAAGTAATGCTGATAGTGTACCTATTGTTATAGTAGGTAAAAAGATATTGGTACCAGAAAGGTCGTTTTTTACTATTGAAGAGGGTTTTGAAACTGTTAAAAGATTGATTTCTGAATCTTAGATTTGATATCTCGGCATATTTACTATTAAACAGATAGATATGCCAGCCAGTTTAGAAGAAAAAGAAAAGTTGTTTCAGCAGTTTCGTCACACAATGGGAGCACCATTGCGGGATATTGAACTAGAATATGAGACAATGTGCTCCTTATTGGAGATATCCATTGAGGATTACAGCATGTATGTATCTGAATGGTTGATTGAACATCAATGGCAATCATTATTGGGTGCAAATGTCGATACAATTGACATGGCATTTGCGCTATCAGTACGCTCACAGGACTTTGTTACCCAATATACGTATGCCTATTCAAAACAAGTGGGATTACAGTCCAGAGGGCCTTGGGAGCTTAAAAAAGACTACATTACCTTAGAGTCTGGAAGACAAGTATACCAAATACCAGCAAATAGGGAAATTAATGAAGTATTGTGGATTACACCGCCTACTACCGATATGGCACTGCTTGCCAATTACGCAGGTATCGATTACGGTTTCGGTGGTGGTTATGCCCAACTTGGATCAACTGGTGGTGGTTTCAATGCGGCTGGACGAGGTGGTTATTATATCGCCCCTGCTTACGACATACTCTTAACAGCATCTGATTTCAACCTTAAAAATAGAATATTAAGGAGTGAATTGACGTATAAAGTTACAGCAGGTCCAGATGGTACGAGATTGTTGCATTTGATGTCAACACCAGGTTCGAAACTATCCTTTGGTCGTGGTATCGGTGGTTCTACCAGCAGCAGTATCAACATGACTGGGTGTCAAGTGTGGTATCATTATTATGAAACTACGCCAGATAACTTGGAAGAATGCAGATTAGAAAATCCTGACGTGATAATAATGCCTAATGACGTACCTTTGGCAAAATTGGATTACGCTAAATTCAATGTCT